TCCCATAAGTCCTTTTAGCACACTTGTTAAGGCTTTTAAATTATCACATAAATTTTTTAATTCTATTTTAAAAGTAGCACTATCTTGTTCCAGTTTCTCTATTCTGTTGCCATGATTATTTAGGCGGATATCATGGGTTTCTAGTTTATCTTTTATTAGCTCTTCATTCATATTACACCTCTTTTTCTAATTATTTTGTATAACAAAAGACACCTACATTTCTGCAAGTGCCTCTATATTAATGTTAGTATTTTCTAATTTCATAAGATGTTATCTTCTCATGTACAACATTTTCTTCTACTGAAATATAAGAATTAACAGTCTTATTAAATTCATACGTCAATTTATTCTCATATTCTGATTTTGTATTATACCAATTTTTAAATTTTGTTATCTCTGAATTAGCAACATCAAAAACTTTTGTTTCTCCATCTGTTAAATTAATTATTAGTAATGCTCCAGATTTATAAACCGGGGTTTCTGGTTCAACATCTATCTGTTTTGGTGGCAGAATCTCACCATCTTTGTCAATATCGATTGCATCTATATCCGACGCCTTGTAGTTCTTTCCATCACCAATATATATTGTAGAATCTGAATCCACAGAAATCTCAACCATATGTTCTTTATTTTCTAAATCAATCTTTTCGAAAGAAATTACTTGACCAATTATATTTTGCGCATAAGTATCATATCTATACTTGATACCGTCTATTTTTATCAGTACACCATTACTTCTTAGATAACCATGTCCAGAAATAATTCTAAGCTTACTTCCTTTAAAATTAAATTTTATCCAACTTCCTTCTCCTGTAAGATCTGACCCACCAAAGTAAGTGTATGTTTTTTTATAATATGTTTGCTGTCCAATGACATCACCAGTACTGACAAAGCCAACATTTTGCCCAAACCCAGCTGATAAATCTAACAAATTCTTGTCATCATATCTTTTCCATCCAATCTCAGGTAAATTCAACACATCTCCAACCTTAGCACTATTCATTGTTGTATTATTTAAATTAGTTACTCCAATAACTCCGTCATCTGCAGCAAAAGCACTGTTACTACTACCTAATACTAAAGCTAAAGCTATTACAAACATTATACTAAACTTTTTAAAGTAATCTTTCATTAATCATATCTCCCTTTTATTTCTTATTTAGAACGCGCTCATTTATTATTTTAATTGTCAAATTTGTAATTTCCAACCATAATCGTAATATAAATTCCATTATATCTAAGAAAAATAGTAACTTTTTACATTACTGATTTTAATCTAAAAATAGGCAAAAGCACCTCTATTGGTGCTGATCTATCTCCTACATTTTTTTACTTTTTTACATTGTATAGTTTTATGAAGTTGCTACTGGAGTTATTAATCCTATAAACTCTGCATATTGCTCTGCTGTAATCTTATCTCCTGCTAAGAAAATATCCATTGTTTCCTGAATTGTCGTGAAGTTTTGATTTGCCTTATCCTTCTTTAATTCTGCATTAATCCTGTTTCTTAATATGTTCCCTAATAACGTTTGTGTTGCTGTCATTTTATATTCCTCCATTTAATTTTATTTTTTTCTATTTCTAATATAGAGTTTTCTATATCTGCAATAGTATCTTCATTTGAATTATTTAAATATATTGCTATATCTGAAACTCTAGAATTTAAATCTTGAGATTGCTGATTTTGTTGATATTGTTCTTGTATTGCGGTTAATTCTTCTTTTGTATAATAAACAACGTCTAATTGTTTAGTTTTTAAACTAACTTTATATGCCTTAGCATTATTAAATGTATAAGCTAAAGTTCCATATTCTAATTCTAGGAAATCTACTTCATCAATAGAATAAGATTTTAATTGTTCATATATTTCCATATCTTTTTCTTTAGTTGTTGGTTCTACAGAACCCTGACATTCTGGAGTAATTATTAAAACTTCTCCAGTATCTATTAAATAATATATCTTTGCACAAATTTGATTCATAAAATATCCTCCTTTTTAAAGTTTAAATGCAAAATAATCTACAGTGTAATTAGTATTATATGCCAAAATTGAATAAACACTACCACTATAAGTTGTATGAGTAGATATACAATAACAACCCGAAACTTGATATATATTACTTTGATAATATCCACTTACTGGAGAACTACTACGTTCATAGTTACCCGGTACAGCACAAATATTTGCGATAAAGTCAAAAATAGACATTGTATAAGTTGTAGAAGTGTTATGAATTCTGCAATACAAAAAACTTGGAGTATATGGTAATAATGAAGTTGGAAAATATAAATCACCAGCACTATTTGATGTAAGCACTACTGTTCCTGATACTACATTAGCTCCTCCCATACTACTTAATGTTGCAGTTCCAACCACTCCAAATATATTTTTCCCATTCACTATATTTTGAGCTAAATAATCTGGTGAATCATAATATACGCCTGTACTTCCAGCTGGGTCATAATATCCTTTTGGTGGATACATATGTAATCTGCCAGCGCCAGGAGCTGGGATTCCAGAGTATTGCCAAACACCATAGTTGTTCGGTATATTTCCTGTTAATCCTATACCATTACCACTATTAAATGTGTATCCACTCAAAACAGTATCTGCCGTTGCAGTACCAGTTGTTGCTGCTATAGCTTGTGTTCCACTTACATATTGTCCACTAGCAATAGTTTGTACACTTGTACTAGGATTATATGTTGCTGCTGCTTTGCTTGGTATAGTTCCTGTTCCCTGTCCACTATCATTTGTAAAGGTATAACCACTTAGTACTTTATCTGCTGTTACGTTTCCACCACCCCCTTTACCCAATACAATAAAATTTGTGCCATTGTAGCATAATTGATATGGTATATTGGCTTTTAATCCTCCACTTCCAATAGCATTTCCTAAAGAATCAAGTATAGTTTTTGCACCTAAAGAATTAATATTTAATGTGGAAGCTCCTGTACTTGCTACATTAATTTTTACAGTGACTCTCATACCGTCCGTATAAGCAGTAGGTGCAGGTGATAATGTAACTGCATAGGTATTAGCAGTTCCTGTAGCAGTAACATATGGTATCCCACCGCTATCTGCTTTATTATTAACATTTTTTATTTCTGTATCTATTTTAGTAAAATTATCTACAAAGTCTTGCCTTTTAACATTATCAGTACCTTCCATTAGCTTTAATCCATAATTATTTGATAATTGCATTTAATCCTCTCCTTTAATCGTATATTTCTAAAGCATCCCATGTATTAGCTTCAGCATTGTTATAAGTAAGATTCTTACTATCTAAATAGTCCCAATTTGTATAAGTGTACTTGAATGTATAACCCAAATGTGCTGGCTTAATATCTTCCAACATATTTATAAAAGCTTGCATATTACGTGGAATACCTTTAACACCTATAAACTGTACAGTAAAAGAATAATTAGCATTATCCTCTAATATATTACCCTCTCCACCACTAAAGGTTTGTGCTACATTCTTAAGCATTGCTTTAGTTGTAGTTCCTTGCCCTCTTTTTTTAGCTTTTAAAATTTCTCTTCTTTGTTCATAGCTTAAGCTTAGATTGGTTATAATCCCCAACTCTTCTTCCCAATTACTAAGCCCCCATGTGGCAGTATCTATAAAACACTGCTTTAACAAATCATCAATATAATAATAAAGACCACCTAACTCAGCACCTTGTACATTATAGATAGTCTTCATAATACTTATATTGTAAATGAAAGGCGGTACATATTTTGATAGATCAACAAAATACTTTTTTATATCTTCTGAATTAGGGGTAGTTTCTGCATACTGTATTACTCCATATTGAGTTGTTCCATAATCCATATACTATACCCCCTCTAAATCATTCCAAATTAAACCAGTTTTAATATTTGTTGTGATCGTAACGTCTCCGCTCCCATCAAAACTAGCTGTTCCAGTAACATCACCTGTCAGATTAATTGCTCGAGCAGTTGCAAGTTTAGTAGCAGTACTTGCATTTCCACTTAAACTAGCAGTTATGGTTCCTGCACTAAAATTACCAGATGCATCTCTTAAAACTGTTGCATTTGCTGTATTAGTACTAACTGCATAACCAACTTGACAATTTGATATTGTAGCAGTAACATTTTCAAATACTGTGACAAATCCAATAGACCAACCTGTTGTATAGTTAATACTTTGTCCACCATATCCACATTGTACATCCGTAATTACTACTTGCGGATATGACCATGTAGAATTAGCTTCTCCTATATAAATAATAGCCTTACCTCCAGAAGTATATCCAAAACGAACTGAAAATCTTCTATCTATTGTTGAGTTTCCAACTATATATGCAAATGGATTGTTCGCCCAAGTGTTTCCAGAAAGGTAAGTGTATCCGCCACAATAAATATCAAAGGATTTATTTGTTGCATATTCATATACTCTTATACTCATTCTTAACATTGTATTAGTCATTCCTACAGGTAATGTGATTGCTATTGCACCTGTTACTGTTGCTGTATTTGTATTATAGATTGCTCCACTTGGATTTATTATACTTCTATAATTAGCATCATAAAGTGTAGGTATTACTATGTTTCCACTTCCATCAAAAGATATGCCGTTTATAGTTCTAGCAGTTGATAGTTTTGTTGCAGTTTCAGCATTATCTACAATACCATCATTGTCGGTATCATATACAAATTTAAGCATATCTCCATAGCCAGCTACAGATATTTCTGCTTTAGTAGCATACTTGGCATCAGATTCAGTTTCAGTATAATACCTATCATCATGCGTATGTGCTTTTGGTGTTTGATTATTAACACCTAAACTATCAAGCGTTGCAACTCCATTAGCCACACCCATTTCACTTCTTTTTACCTGTGAATCATTCGTAACATTTCCCAATCCTATCTGACTGGCTGTCGTAGAATGTGGATTGCTTGTATTACCTGTATGAGATGTTAAAGTATTTAAATTAGCAGTTATTTGAGCTTGCAATTTCCCTAATGCAGTCAATACGGTATCAGTAACGCTAATTATTGAATTTGTTGCAGTACTCAATCCCGTTAATACTGTGCCCCTTACTGCAGCCAAAAAGTCAGTTATTGTTGCTGATGTGTGATTGTGTGAATCATCGGCAACGGTTGTTGTAATGCTTACATTTGATGAACCGTCAACATTGGCTGACCCTGTGACGTCGCCAGTCAAATTAAAAGTCCTAGCGGTCGCCCACTTATTTGCACTTACAGCATTTGCAGTAGAATCTAATTTATTATTCCACGAAGTTCTTTCAGTACTTGTTATATGCTTAACACTATCACTAATATGTGTGTATGCGACATTCCATGTGTCGATTAATGCTTGTGTTATTGTATCTAAAACAGATTTATTACTGTGCGTATGATTATTGGTATAGGCAGTATTCCAGTTACTTCTTTCTGTTGCTGTTATATGTCTGACTGCATCTGATACATGAGTAAATGCAGCATTCCAGTTATCAATTAAAGTTTGAGTAATTATATCCAAAATACTTTTATTGCTATGTGTATGCCTTTTAGATACCATATCATCATGGTCAATTTTATCCTGCTTACTCATTTTACCGTCAACACTTGATGTTGCTAGTGGAATTGAATTTGCACTTATAGGAATCCATGCAGTTCCATCATACCTATAGGTTATATCTGTATCTTTAACATTTACTGTCCATCCATCATCTGGAGTAAGATAAGTTGTTGTTATAGACGAAAATGTTGCAACAGATTCTTTCCAATCTAAATTGGTTGTTAACACATTAAATTTATTATCAATTTCATTTTTGGTATATTTATCATCCCATATAGGCTTATTAGTGTTAATTGTGTTATTTAGCGTATTCTCCGCCGCCTTGGCACGAGTAATCTCTGAATTAAGATTATTAGTTAAAGAATTCTCAGCATTAGTAGCCCTTGTTATTTCCGAATTAAGATTTAATGTTAAAGTACCTTCAGCAGCTTTAGCTCTATTAACTTCATTAGTCAAATTACTAGTTAATGTAGATTCTGCATTTTGCGCCCTGGATACCTCTGAATTTAAATTGTTCGTAATTGTATTTTCAGAACCCTTTGCTCTCGAAATCTCTGAGTTTAAATTATTCTCAATATTATTTTCTCTATTGATTGCTCTATTAATTTCACTATTTAGATTCACTTGCGTATCTACAACTGCATCCTGAAGGTTATTTATATCCTCGACTTCCACTGTATCCCCGCTTGTTTCATAGGAAATATATAATGGTGATACTTTACTATATATTTTAATTACAGTTTTCCAAGGAGTAAGTGAAGGTGTTGAAGTAGTATAAGTATTAACTTTATCGCCAGTTAGTTTAGAACTGGTATAAACATTTAGGGTAGTAGGATTAACATTATCATGTGTTAATTCAGCTTCATAAACTCCATTAATTACATCAATAATTTCTTCGACAACATAAGCATTACCATTTATTTTATTAAGTTTTTCATTAAATTTATTTACTTTCAACTACATCACTCCTAAGTCTACAGTACCTAAAACTGCAATTTCTTCATTTTCTAGAGTTATATTAGCTGTTAATCCATTAACTTTTAGATTTGTATAATCTATAACTCCTGTTGTATTAAGAAGAATATTCCCAAGCTTAGCTATACTTATATATTCCACACTAAAAGCAGTATCCTCAAGATATTCTGTAAACAATTTATTAAACTCCGTCTTAACATTATCTAAATTTAATCCACTCACAATACTTATATCTGCAGTTATATTTAGAGCTTTTTCAATTGCACTAGTAACTGTTACTGTGGCCCCAATAGGTCTTAATTCTTCAATATAGTCATAGGTCTTTTTTATAAGCTCACTTGAAACAGCCTTTTTATTAGAATCTGCTATTACAACCTTTACTGTTCCATTTCCATTCCACAGAGGAAATACTTTAGCAGCTCCTACTCCATCAATAGCTAGTGCCCAATTTAAATAATGATATTTATTTCCACTTGTAGCAGGTGTTTTTATTTTAAGCATTAGTCTGTCAAATAATTTTTGATTATCCTCAATATCTACACCTTCTTTTAATGCTTCACTAAGCTTGGCGGTCCCAAGTCCATCAATATACTCTATTGGCAATAAATCCCCTGAAGGATAATTACCCCAAGTCCCTAGGGTCTCACATTGCATTTTATATTTACCAGTTTCAATTTTTTCTATTGCTTCATAGGTAATCTTATCCACAGAAAATCTTGAATTTATAGGAATATCCATCAACTCACCTTTTGTGTCCGTGAATACACCAAGTTTCAATGAATAAGTTGCAGGTTTTCTTGTGATCCCATATTCCATACATCTAGCATCTAAATATTCTTCTGGAATATTTTCAGATATAAAGCTATAACTTAAAAATCTCTCCATATCGCTTCTTAGTTTTGCTATTTCTTGTGCTGCAGGAGCTAATGCATTATAAACTAAACTGCTATCTTTTCTTTTATCTATATCATTTGGTACATTATCCATCATGCTGCTTAATATATCTTTTTCGTCTATCTCAAACATCTCAATTTACCTCCTTTTCTATTTTTATATCTCCATAAATAGAAAAGACAGTGAATTTTATTAATACACTGTCTTTTTCATATGAAAATTCAAAATTAGTCACATTGTTAACTCTATCATCTTGAAGTATAGCCTCTGAAATTCTTCTTTTCAGCTCACTTTTTCCTATATCTCTGTCTAATTCAGATATGAGATTAAGTTCACTTCCATAGCTATTAGAATAAATTAAATAATTATATCTTTCTGTGCTCAATATAAAATATATGGTCTGTTCTAAAGCTTCCTTACCATCACAAAATCCAACTATTTTATTATTTTTAATTTTGTAGGTTTTGGCAGGCAGCTCCGCTTCTCTTTTAATTTCTATATTATTTATAACAGCACCTTGTGGCAATATACTTACATAACTCATTATTTCACCACCTTATCAAGTATTAAATACCTTGCTCCACTTTCAATTTTTAATAATATTACAGTATCACCCATTTTCAAGCCTTCTCTTATAACCAATTTGTCTAATTCAGATGTTCCATCAGCAATACTTCTATTCTTGAGGGTCACCTCATATCTAGTTAAACTTTCAGGAACAACAAAAAACTCTTTTGGTAGTATTTTTTTCTGACTTATTTTTATAGTAATATTTTCATCATCTGTTACTGTTCCAAATTCAATATCTAATGGATTATTTGCATTTATGGCATTAATACTTGCTTGTTTTATCAATTCTAACACTTTTACACCACCTTTAAGTCAAAATCCATTGTATGCTCATTTTTAGAGAACTTGTGGGTAGCTTCTTCAATTAAGTAATACTGCGATATGTTCCTTTTCTTAATGAACACATATACTCCAGCTCCACCCCTAAGCTTTAAATCCAGTTTTGTCTCTGTTCCTAAAACATCCTTGAGCTTAAGTTTTTTAGTTTCTTTATTTTTAAGCTTTAAATTTCCTGTAACCATTTCTTCTATTTGAGCTTTATTTAATTTGCTATCAACCTTCTTAAAAAGCTGTAATTTACCCCAATTAGCAATATTTTGAGAATCTTGTGCAATAAAAACATCTCTTCCTTTAGTCTCTTCATTATCCCTAACAAATTTTATACAATTATAACTTTCTTCTATTGAGCTTTCCCAATCATATTTACCTAAATTGCTGTCATCTGCTATTACAATTTCTTGCTTCATATTGTTGATATCCTTAAGATTCAAAAATCCATAATCATCATATAGGACAAACATTTTAGTATTTCCAATTATAGTTTTATCTAAGGTACTATATATAATATCTAAATACTTCTTATCATCTTCTAGAAAAGTTGGAATTACATATCCAGTATCCTCAATAGTTCCTATCTTGAGTTTAAGCATTTCAAAGATGTCTGTAATTATTTCACTGGCTTTTTTGTTAACCCCAACATAAAAATTATTATACATAAGATATTTAATTTGATCGTAAGCTGTAATTTTAATTTCAGGACTATCATCACCACTATTTTTAAATACATAACCGTAAAATACATTATTATCATTTACTCTAAAATTTATTACATCACCATTGCTAATTGTAACCTGACTGTCTTCTAACATTTTAATTTCTAAGCTCGAAGGACTGCCTTTTCGTTTGGTCTTCCACGTAACCTCTTCAACTAATTCAGAGATATCAAACACATCTCCTTTTTTATCATCAATTACTATCTGTATCTGCATGTTCTCCTCCTTTATGGAAGGTTTAATACCTGTCCAGCATAAATTATATCCGGATTTGAAATATTATTTAAATCCGCTATTTCTCCATATCTATTTCCATCACCTAAAAACCTTTTAGCTATATGCCAAAGGGTATCACCTTCAATTACAGTGTAAATTTTAGGCTGTGGAGGATTACTTTCTCTAGTGTCGGCTTGAGAAATAGTTGCAGCTGTTTCCCTTACATCTTTCTTAATATCAACTTTTTTAGCTGCATAATTCTTATATTTTTTTAATTCCAAAGAATAATATATATCCCCAACTTCTCCTCCACGTTCTTCGTATTTAAAATTTTCTATGGAAAAAAGATTATTTATTTCTGTAGAAACATTAAACACTGAATCTAAAGTGCTGCCAGTAAATATAAATCGTACTTTATAACATTTCTTTCTCCATTCTTGTATTTTATTAATATAAATATTGGGAGCAAATAATTTTTCACAGCTTACATATGGACCCCTATTCAAAGGAAAATAGCTCTCAAAAGATACCTTAGTCAGCTTAGGTAAATTTATTACATTAACTTCCCCTAGATTCACAATATTGTAGCTCTTATTATCTCCACCTTCATCAATTTGAATTTTCTCAGGAAGCACAGGGAGTATAAAGCCTTCTTCACCATCATTAATATCTAAATACATCTTATACATTATGCATACACCCCTTCTGCACTATTAGCTAATTCATTTTCCATATAATTCTCTATGCTAGATATTATTTTATTAATATCTGCCTCTTCTTTTACATCTCCAGTAGTGATTTGTACTGTTGGTGTCAAGGTTACAAAATTTTGAATGCTATCCTGCTCTGCTAAATCTCTAAGCATTTCTAGATGCTCATTTGAAATATCTATCTTATTATCCATATTATTAAGGCTGTCAGCACATTTAGCTGAATTATCTGTTAAAGCATCGTTATTTCCGAGACTATTCATTGGTAAATCTCCTTGCCCGTGTGACTTGTTCCATGAACTGAGATCTGGAGAAGAACCTAAACCTTTAAACATATTTCCACCATTTGATTCAATGCCTTTTCCAAATGAATTTCCATTATCAAAATAATTTCCATAATTTAATCTATCAAAATGAATTTCATTTGGGTCTATTCTGTCTACTTTTATCTTAGCTTTCCCCTCAACATCATCTGTCAATCCCTGCAAGCTATCATTCCATCCATTCACAACACTTGCTAAATTTGAACCAAATAATGTATCAATAGCACTAGCTATTGCTGCTAAAATTTGAAGAACTGTACTTGCCAAACCTAAAAACAACCGAATTATTGAACCTATTGGGTCATTAAGTACATTAGCAAAAAATTCTGCAAATATTGCTATAAAGTTCCATATTATAACTACTACATCAATCACAATATTACACAATGCAATAAGTATATTACCTATAAACGCCCCTGCTACTGCAAATACCCCACAAATTATTCCTGTTGCGGAATAACTTGTACCAGCAAACTCATTAATTGCTGCAATTACTACATAGAAAATTACTATCAATGCAATTATTGCTATAATGATCCAAGTGATTGGACACATTGCAAGAGCTGCATTTAGTCCATCTTGAGCAATGGTCATAGCAATAATTGCTGCTGTTTCAGCCCAATCTGCAATAGTTTTTGCTACCATTGCTATAGCTCCCTCACCACTTAACGTATTACTTATTATTAAAGAAGCATTGTAAACAAGAAGTGCTGCAACAATTCCCCATACTATTGGTTCAATTATCCCCCAATTGCTTTGAACGATAGTTCCTACCCATTCAATCCAATTTGCTAACGAAACTATTAAACCCGCTATCCATACTAATCCTTGTGATAATCCATTAATAAATCCTTGAAATCCACTACTTGTAAAGACCTGATTTAATCTTGCAAGTATAGGGGTTAAGCTTTCCAACATTCCCTGACCAATATCCCCAAAAGAGGCTTTTATATTGGATTTCAAATTATCAAATTGAGCTGTCGGTGAATTATTGAATGTACCAAGCATGTCTGCATTAAGGCCTTTTTGGTTTAACAAATCGTCAAACTTAGCTGTGAAATCATCCATATCCTTACTTGCTTTTAAAATCCCTATGTCCTGATCATTAAATCCAAAATCAGTTTTAAGAGAATCACCTTCACCAGACATCATATTTTTAATAGCACTACCTGCATCTCCAAGCCCCTTTGATGTATTAGCTATTGATAATCTTTCTGATAGATTAGTTAATTTATCTAGGCTATCAGTATTTTTAGTAATACTTAAAAAGTTTCTTGCATTATTTTGTAAATCCTCAAAGGCAAATCCAGAATTATTAGCTTGCTTTTGCAATTGATCAAAATAAGCTTTTCCTGCTTCTTTATTTCCAAGCATCCCTTGTACTGAAATAATTTGATCTTGCATTTTAGCTGCTTCCGTAATCATTGTTTGGATTCCGATTTTAGCCAGCCCAAAAACTTTTCCAAAAATACTTCCACTTTCCTTCACGCTATCATTTGCTTGTTGTTGAACATTAACTACATTTTGCATTGATTGACTTAAAACATTGGTCAATGATATTTCCTGATTAATAATATTAGTTGTACTAGATTCTTTATTTAAAAGCTGTGATTGCAATCCACACATTTCTTTTAAAGTTTGTTCTATTCCAGTAAAACTATTATTTAACTTATCCACTCCACTTATTAATTGATCTACTTTATTATTAAAACTATCCATTAAAGATATGTTAATAGACAAATTAGATGTCATGGATATTGATGTCATTGATATTGACGCCATACTTTCACCTCTTTTCTTTTTATAAACTTCAATTTACTTATCTAGTTATTTCTCTATTTCTAGCATTAACTAATAAATTATACATTCTTTTTAGTATTATCTTTTACTTTTTAATCTTTTGGCTTCCTTGCTTTCTTTTTCAACGTGTAAATCTATCGACGCATAAACAAAAGCCTTTTCCTGTCTAGATAAGTTCATTAATTCATGAGGAAGTATTTTTAATTTGTGGAGGGCATAGTGAGCATAGGCAGCTTCACCATCTCCCCCCTGAATTAGTTTTTTGCTTCTTCAACTAATTCACTTACACTTTTATCGTAGCCATTTACTTCACTTACGATAGTTGACCACTCTGAAAATTCTCCATCCTTCATTTTAGCTTTCATAGCATCTAGCAATTCTTCTGCTCCCATAACACCCCATGAAGCTTGAAGTTTTGAATTCTTTAAATCTGGGCAAGTTGTAGTTTCAATTATTAAATCTGATACATATTTGTCTTGATCTGTTTCCATGACCCTTTGACCTTTTACAAATTTAATTTTTCTATTTTTTTTTCTTAATTTATCTCCCACCTCGGCAGAAATAGGTTTAAACTTCATTAACTTTTTTTTACCACCTAAAGTTACTTCCCTTTCAGTTTCTTGTGTATCTTCAAAACTCTCCATTAAAAAATCTTCAAAATTATTACTCATTACATTTTCTCCCTCTCTTTGATTTATTTTATATTGTTTGTGATTTAAAGCTTAAGTAATTATTGAGACTCCTCTTTTCCACTTTTTAAGCTTTAGCTTATTCTTAATTCTCTTTTTACTTTAAAGCTTTAAATCTTTATATATAAATGTGTTACTAAACTAATTACTTCAATAATGGCTTAAATCTATCAACCTTAATCTGTAAACTTAGTTACTCATTATTAATTTGTAAGCTCTGTTCTTTAATTACCTGCTTTGATTTCTATCCTTAACTAGTTATTACGAAACAACAGGTTTTCCAAACTTGTCTAATAAATCAACATCTTCAAAAGTAAATGCCATTTCTTCTTCTAAAACTTCACTTTCTACATTAAACATTGCCATACTTACTTTATCAAAATTGCACCTTTTTAATACAACCGTCTGTTTTCCAACTGTTGATGATGCATCTTCATTTGTAACTGTCAAATCAAAATACACATCCTTACCAGTTTTAATGTAATCAATCATCATTTCTCTAAATAACGATGTTACATAATAAACAGTTAAAGTTCCTGTTCCCTTCCAGCCTGTTGCTTTATTTTGCTCAACTCTGCTGCCTAAAGTCTTTCCTGTCTTTTTTGTTTTCTCTGCAGTTGATTCTAACTTTTTCGCATAAAATAATTCCTCATTTCTGCCATTTACAGTTATGAATCCTTTTGCCTCTGTTCCACTTAAAGTATCACTAAAATTTAAAAATTTACTCATTTATAATTACCTCCAC